TGACGTTATTAATCTGGAATCTGGGGGTAATGTACCAACAACATAACCTTTAAACCTAAATGGATTTGTTATATTTGATGTTCCCCCAATATGGTCAATAAATGAATTATAATAATATTTATTATACCCACTTGGATTTCCATACTTAAACAAAACATCATAATTTAAAAAATCTTTAATTATTTTGGAAAAATTATTCTTTTGAAATTCTTTAATTTCTTTAAAGTACAAATCATTATTTTTATTTGCTGTATTTGCTGGAACTTCCATTAATTCTCTAAACAATAATTGGAAATTTGAATACTTTGTCTTTTCATCTGAATAATCTAAACCAAGTAATCTAATATCAATATCTTCATTTTCATAAACAATATCATATATTGATTTTGAAAAGTTCAAGAACTCATTCTCAAACATATTCAAAGTTTTAGCATCAAAAACTGAAAGCATATCCTCAACTTTTGCATATTTTGTTTCACTATTTGATGTTATACTAAATGCATCTTCATCTTTCCTAACATTAAAATATTCATCATGCTTTGGCATTAATAAATTTTCAAAATTAAATGTTCCCAAATCCCCAGCCAATAAAACTTTTATTGCACCATTATGTATGATATTCTTAAATGTGTTTTTTCCTGTAAAATAATTTACTGTTGTATTTGAAATATCTGTTGAATCTGAATTAAATGATGGTAAAACATAATACCTACCCTTAATATCAACTTTTTGGTCTGGACAATAATTTGGATATAAAATACTATCGTAAATGTTAATAGGTACCAATGTTGTCCAGTTATTTACATTATATCCATTAAAAGTATATTGATTTGTTTTGAAAACTTTGAACCCCCTATTTATAGTAGTGTCTAATTCTGTATTTGTAAATCCAGTAAATAAATCATACCCATTTAAAAAAACATTAAAATCATTCATTGTCTTGGGATAATATCCAGTATTCTCATTCCCATTAGTACTTGTATTTATTGCAATAGTTTCACTTGTTGAATTTAAATTAAATGTATATGATTTTGGTGTTGTATTACCATAAAAATTATTTACATAATCAAAATCCTTCCAAACATCTGTCAAAATATCAACCCCATCATTCACATATTTTTTATAACGATGCCAAATAGCACCATACTTTAATATCCAAGCAAATGGTAATTTATGTATTGCAGCGTATTTTGTAAAACTAGAAAATAAAAACCCACTTTTTTCTTGCGTTGTTTTATTAATTAAAAAATCTGTTAAATTTGATAATGGTAATGACATTAAAAACAAATATGCCGCCTCAGCATATGGTGTTTTATTGTTTGCTCTCCATTTACTTATCCCCAATTGAACTGAATTGATGAAGATGGGGGAATTTAATATTGAACTAGATTTTTCAAAAGAATATTGGTCTTGATATATATTACCATATGTTAATGTTGTATCCCCAATTTCTGGGAAATACTTGAAAGGTCTATTATTAATAATATCATTAATATCACGAAAATTTGTTATTAAATTTCTATCTGAATTAAAAAATAATGTCCTACTTGTATTATATTTATTTGATATTCCATTAGAATTTAAATTAATTAATCCCCAAATTGAATTGTTAAATGGATATATATACTTAATGTCATTAGATGGTTGAATAGTTTTAACTGCTGATGACATTTGTTTAATTTCAGTAGGTGTTAAGTTGTTAATGAAATTACTAGATAATGCATTATAGGTATCAATATTATATATCCTTGATGGATTATTAAATACACTATTCAAATATATTGTATTTATAAATCCATCTTTATATTTTTGATATCTTTCACTGACACCATTATTTGATATATCAAATAATGTTTGCTCATAGTTAAACCCATTTAAATTATTTTGTGAATTTAAAATATTTTTTATTTTGTTAAAAAACATTATTGAATTTGTGGATAAACCTAATTCAATATTTTTTGATTCATTTTTTGAAATTATATTTGTTATGGTTTGTTTCCCCAAAGCATTCTTATATAATAATGAATACCCCGTATTAAATGATGCAGTATAATGCCTATCCCATAATTCATAAAAAAATTGAACTTGTGATGAATTAAAATAAGGCAAATCAATAAATGGATATTCAAAAGAATTATGTGCAAATCTTGATACCCCCTCATAATTATCACCAAAAACATCTCCAAATGCTGGCTTGTCCAATCTTTTTGTATATCCTTTTAGATATTCTTCAACAAATTCAACTTCTGGCCATTTGTTTAATAAGAATGCTTTAGTTTTTGATATTATTTGATTATCCCCAGGATAAATTAATTCATATTTATTCTTCTTTTCCTCTGATGGTTTTATATAAACTTGTGGCCAAGGAAATACTATTTCTTCTTGATTTGTATTATCATCAATTCTTTCATCCCCAAATACTGATGATATTCTATCTTCATCCAAGCGAACATTCCAAGCATTGTTATGAACATCATCAAGCAGTCTTAAAAACCCCTCTGTTGATGCCATAATAACAGCCACAACATTCTTAATTGTTGGGGCAAATCCAATACCAGTTTGATTATTTGCTATCTGTAATGCCAATTTTTCTGATAAATCTCTTTCAATTCTATTTATTTCTTTGATGAAAATAGATTCCATTTTATTTATCTCATCTATGAAAATATTAAAATAATATATTGGTGGAGTATATTTAATATCTGCTATTTTATATTCAAAATACACATCAAATAACTTATCAATATATTCTTGGGTATTTAGGGGGACTGTTAATATATTACCAGTTCTTGATGAATATGTTGATTGCCAATCAATATCAGTATCATTTGATATTAGAAAATCATAAGTTATATTATTTTTTATTTTAAAAACTCCATTATCCCCAAATGATTTATTATCCTTTAATAAATCTGTATATTTTTTAATAATAGCTTTTAACTCATCATCAACTTCTTTTATTTTACCTTCAGCCGCTTTGTCTAATATTTCTTTTTTTAATGTGTATCCTAATTTACCACTATTAAAAACAACAGGTCTTACATTTATATATTTGGTAAACCAGCATTTTACATCCCCCCTAACTTTCTTATAATAATCATTTAATGTTTTCTGATACTTTTTACCATCTGTCAATACCTCAACAGAAACTTTATTTGCATTATTTAATATATTTTGTTGAAATAATTCCAATTTATTAATTAATTCAGCAACCGTTAACTCTGGAAAATCAGCATCAATTAATCCTTTAGATTTATAATCTTTATATACTTCAAGTATTTTCTGATAACCTAATTCTGTATTAATCTCCAAAACTTTGTTAGTTGTTGAATTGCTTGCTTGCGAAATTGACCCAACTTGGGTATTTGCTTGATTGGATAAATAAGAACTTGTTAAGTCTTTAGCCTCAACCTGATATTTTTTACTATACATATGGGGTGCAGCCAATAAGTGACCCATATTAATTTCACTTAATACATTGTACTTAAAACCAATAAATTCCAAACTAATTGAATAATCCCCACTTGTATTATTAAATCTTGAATTAAACTTAACCAAACATAATTCATATCTAACTGCTTTTCCATAATATCCCTTAATTGTCAAATAAAATGGGGGGTAAGGTAAATTGAAAAATGCAGCATATGGTGATTGATCCCCCAAACTAAATAATGCTCTACCTTGAACATCCTCCATCTCAATACTAACAGTGGGAATAAAAGATGAATTTGTTTTTATACTTATTTTCTTAATTCCAAATAATGCGTTATTTTCAACATTAATTGCAGTATCTTTAAAGAATGTTTCACCCCCTTGGTTTACCTCAAAAACTTGTTTCTGGTTTACACCCCTCTTTTCAAGAGTGTCCTTACCAGTAAACTCATTATAATAATTTGAAGTTAAATATTCAGAATTGGTTGGATTTAAAAAATTAATACTTCCTAATCTAACCGTTGATATACGATTATTTGCTGCCCCATTAACAAGTAATTTTGTTCTTGGTATTAACTTTGTTTCAAGATTTGCATACATAACAAAGTCTTCTGGGATAACACCCCTATCAACAACCTCTTGATTAAGATTAACAACCTTGTTTGGATCAATATATATAACATTTTGGTAGTCATATATCACATGAATATCTCCTTGATTACCTACCATAATAAAAATAATAATTTTCTACTGCATTTTTATAATCTAACAAGGAACTTTCCAAAGGAAATGGTATTTTTAACATTGCCCCATCAAAAATGTCATTTTCCAATCCACCAAAAGATGGATTAGCCAAAAGAATTAACCAGCCAAAAAAAGGAGTTCCATAATATTGTTGTGATATCTTATCAAGTCTTGTCCTATTTTTCTTATAAAAGAAAACAATATCTGAACTCTTACTTGGTAAAGTAACAAACGGAACAGTTTTTTGAACCCCATTCACTAAAAACGGTGAATAACGATTATAATATTTTAAATTCATTAATATAAATTATTTTTAATATATATTATGCCATCTTTAATAGTTGACCACTTATTGACATTACTATCATAGTTAGAATCACTTTTAATATATAATAATGCAGTTTTTAAATCATCTGGTATCAAACCAAGTTTAATGTAATTTATACAATAATCTCCACTAACTTGGGGTAATTTAGTAGTTTTACTCTTATATCCACTACCCACATATTTTCTTAAATTTGAACCACTATTAATTTTATTTTTATTTTGTATATCATCATTATATATTTTGTAAAATTTCTGTTCTTTTTCCCAATATTCATAAAATTCATTTTGGGTTTTCCTAAGTGGTTCTTGATAAACATCTGGCTTATACAATGTTTTAAACATAAATTCCCTAAAATTAGTTAATTCCTCATTTTTTTCAAAACCATGATATAAAAATGAATATACCAAACTTCTTTGTTCTGAATATTTTGAAGTAAAAAATATTTGGTCTAATCCAATTGAATTGGATGAATAATCAAAAGTTTCAATTAATCCACTATAAAAGTCATTTAATACATCACCTACACTATTAATAAAAGTTGATATAGTAGTTGTATTTCCTGTTAATTTATAAACATCAAGCGTATTATCATCTAATACTTGGAAGTCATACCCAGTTGCACCATTTAATGTGGATAATATCAAACCTGCATTATTCAAATAGGTCAAATAAGTTGCTTGAATTATTCTTGCCTGATTTATAAAATTATCTATATTAGTTATTAATGTTTCTTTTTTATCAAATATATATGATTCATAACGATTTTTTAATAAAGTTAAATTTGTTTTATCTAAATTATTATTCTTAATTGCATTAATAAAATCATCATCATTTTTCCTAATATTATCAACTATATTATCATAATAATTCTCAATTTTTTTAATTATAGATGGGTTGGGTACTCCAAGCAAATTAATAAAATTATTTTGTGTTATCTCCCCACGTATAAAATACATATCAGATGTCATATATTGTAAAACATCAAAATTACTGTCTTTTTCAAAAATTAACATCAAAGAAGAAATACTATCAATATATTTATTTGTTTCTTCTTTAAATTTAGTTAGGAAATTTTTATAATCTAAACAATTACCATTAGTATTTAACTCACCTATTAATGAATAATGAGTGTTTTTAATATCACTAGTAGGGTCAATTATAACCTTTTCTTTCTCTAAATAAAAATCATACAATTCTTTATCCATATCAACTAAACTAAAATCAGTAGTTTCAGCATTAGGTTCATAAACTTCTGTATTAGCATAATAATTATATGATAGAGCATTTTGTAATTGGTCAATAGCGTTGCTCAAGCCATGCCCACCAACAAATTTAAATGATAATTGCACCTTTGCAATCATAGGTTGCAACCCTATACCCTCTGGATTAATATCCAAATTTTCATAAGATAAACTTAATGTATCTGGTATTATTTTTGTATGATAAAAATCACCAACTCTTAATATTAAAACAGGTGGAATACCAAAACTTGTATTTTTTGAATCCTTAAATGATAAACCCCCACTCTTATCAATTGTTGGTATTGTATCCCCAGGTCTAACACATTGTTGCAAAAATGTTAAACGACTATTCAAACCTTCTGGTGTTGTTGAATGAAATGCTGGATTAAAATATTTAAATTTGCTTTTTAAATTATCATATATAAATGGATCAGTTTCTTTTATAACATCAAAATAATCACATTCTGTTAATAAATTTTGTAATATTTTTTTTGAAACATCTTTACCTTGTATTTTTTTTGATGTCTCCTCTTGCTTAATGTCTGTTGTTATTTTTTTTATTTTAACATCACTTGTTGTTGTTATAGTTGTTGGCGTAATAGGTGCTGGGTTTGGCGTTGGTGGGGTTGTATTTTTTTCTGCCACTATCTTGGCTATAGCAACTCTTCTACAAGCCATAGCTGGTACACTCTTTATAGGGTCATCAGAAAAATTAGTACAATTTACTTGACTTTGTGTAGTAGTTGGTTTACTTGATTTTGGTGTAACTGATGCTACTTCACCAAGAGGTGATAGATCATATGTAATATTTTTTTCTGTAATTATTGTTTCTAAATATTTTTTGACAACAGCATTACGTTTTTCACTTAAACTTTTATTGTATGTAGTAGTACCTGGTTTTGATGCTGAACTTGCTAAAGTAATTGTTATTTTACCCTGTGGATTATTTTTGTTGAACTCTTTAATATCATTTGCTAAATTTTTTATTTCATTGAAATTATCAATAACAATGTTGTCCATAAAGTTTTTTAAATCCCCATTATTATATGTAGGATTAGCGGTATATGAATTATATAAAGCATTATAATCCCCTTCTGCTAATTTTGGTATATCATTATCAAAGTAAAGTCCAATATTTACATATTTCTCAAAAGTTGTATCTGCTTTAACTTCTGGTGTTGGTTCATCTTTTGGTATTACTGGGTCAAGATTTGTTGTAACAGTTCTTTGGATATAAGCATAATCTTCTTTTATTACTTTATTTTCTCTTATAATTGTTTGGAGTTCTTGCAATTCATCAAGTTTAATTGTTGAATATATTTTTGCCAAATCATAAATGTCATATATTAAACACCCCGCAATAAATGAATTTATAATATTATTTATATTTTCTGATGAAGTGTCATTTTTCAAAATTTGATTTGTGATAACATTCAAAACTGATGGGTGATCCACAATAATATTAAACTCAATGCTACCTGTTCTACGTGTGTTTTTATATGTATAAACTGGCTCTGGACGACCCAGAAATTCATTTTCAGACCATGTTGGACTTGATGATTCTGTGAACTTTAAATCATATGGTGGAAACCACATTATCCTACCCCCATTTGGACCTTTTTCACATTCTGGAAGATTTAATTGTTTGTCTGATGTTCTCCAAGCCAAATTCTCCAAAGATAACATATATTTTTTGCTATCATTTCCCTTTTTAGGGTACATGCTTAAATCATATGTATTTTCAATTACAGACCCTTTTAGTCGCCTCCCTTGGTTTGTTATACCATTTTTCTTTTGAAGCCTATTGTGGGTCATATATGGGCTATCCTTTGTAAATAATCTACAATATTCTTGAAAAGAACCACCATTCAAAGTTTTGGGATCAGTATATTGATATCTTCTAACTCTCGAACCTTTTGTTATTTCTTTATAACCATCATTAAATACCTTACTAACTTGGTCAATTGCATTCCCAACATGTTTAAACCTACTTGGCCCGCTAGGTATGGAATTAATTATTCTTTGTGTGTCGTCTAAAATTGACCCTTTCTTAAAAGTAAATCTAGTTGATTGATTTGATTCAAATGATGATTGTAATGGACCACCACCAACATAAACTTCACCCCCTTTACCAACATTATCACCAGCATTAATATTATACTTGGGAGACACCCAAGTTAATCCACCTTCAATACTACCCCCCTCAATGTCAGCAACACCATTAAAAACACTTAAAGGCTCAAATGTATCCCCTTCATAATCATTTGAAACATCAGTTGGTCCATAAACACTAATTTTAACTTTTCTACCAAACTGGTCAACTGGAATATCATTATCTGGACCTGTAATATCTGTAATATCTAAATCCCTATCCCCAACATAATATAAACTATTATTCTTTCTAAATAAATCTGAAAATGTATTTATTGTAAAAGTCCCCCTATAATTTGGCTGATATAAATTGCTTTTAATATTATTAAACAAAACAGACTTTTGACCAACACCCATATTGTCAAAAAATAATTGTGAACCACTCTTTTTTTGGTTAAAAATAATACCCTTTCTATATTTACCATTTAAACTAATTGATTCATCAAAATAACTCCCCACAATTGGAGAGAAAGGAAGTTCAATCCCCCCAAATTCTGAAGCCACCTGAGTTGCAGCAAGAATAATATTATTTGATTTGGATATAACCCATGTTGGTTGCTTTGATTTGTCAAGATTTATAATTAAATTATATACATCAAATGGATCATTTATAGAAGAAATGGTTTTTTCTACCACCTCATCCCTATTAAATTTCTCTGTTATCCGACCAACCCTTTCATTAATATACTCTGTTAATTTGCTATAACTTAATCTGGCAATATATGAATCATTTTTTAAATCACTTTTAACTTTAGTGTTATTTAAAATAATATCATTAAGTGTATAATCTAATGGAGTAAATGATTTAATATATTCACCAATATTACTTTTATTTTTAAATATAACCCAAGGATCTGTAACATCCTTATATCCACCCACATTACCATATGAATTTAAATTATATGCCTCATTTGCAAATTTTGGCGTATCAATTAAAGTATCATCACTATCCTTAACAGAATAATCACTCAATGGCGAGACTTCATAAGTAAAGGGGGGTGTATTACCATATTTTGATTTTTTATAAGGAATTAAATTTCTTTTTGTTAACCTTTCCCTAAAAAATTCACTATTTCCAAAATCTAAAGGACTACTCATATTAAAAAATATTATGTTCTACCAAAATTAGTTTTTATATTTAATTTCTTGTCAGTATTCTGACTATTTAAATAAAATTCATAATTTTTAATTTCACTATATGCTTTTGTCCCATCAACATTAATTGGGACTACTTCAATGGTAAGCTTATTTTCACTAGATACATTATTTGTTGTGGCTAGCATTGATTTTAACTTTGATAATGGTGCTATAACCTCGGGGTCAGTTTGTGCATTTCTATTATCCCCAACTATTGCTCTAGTTGGCTCATAAGCAAGTCCGCCTTCTGCAAGTGGTATATTACCTTCTAAATAATCATTAATTGTATTTATTATGGCGGTATTCATTGTGTCATTAAATTGTTGTAAATTACCAATAACAGTACCTAATGGGTCTATTAATGCATCAAACATAGCTTTTGCTTGATTACCACTAGTTGTTGCATCATAAAATGCTTTATTTGCACCACCATATTCATTTCCAATGTTTGTAAGTAAATCACTAAATGCATCATTTACACCATGAAGAGTATCAGCCATATTATCTGCTTTTAAAGATTCATAAATCTCTTTATTAATATTTTCACGTTCAGACATTCCTGGTATTGAATCTGATAATTGCTTTATTTTTGCCAAGTTAATCTCCCTAAAATCCTCTTTGAATCTTAGAGTGTCATCTCCCATTGAACCAAAGAGTATTTTATATTTAATTGCATTTAGACTATTGTATGTTGCATCAGCAACACTTAATGAATCCTTTGCTAATTCAACCATTGTTTTTTCCCCATCAGTATCACTTGCTATTTTCTTTATTTGTTCTTCACTTAAACTTGTGACTAATTTTTCTGAACCCTCTATTTGAATCACATACTTACCATCTTTATTTAAGTAAGCCATATTTGCAACAAACATTTTTTGTTCTTCACTAATATCAAATGAAAAATCAAAATCACTAATCCTATCATTAAATTCAGTAAGAGCCAAAACTGTCTTGGTATAGTCTTTTAAACTTAAACCAGCCAATTCTGCCATTTTTTTCATCTGATTGATAGCTGATGGATTTATTTCAAATCTAGTCCCATCTTCACTTAATTGTGTAAACTTTTGTCCTGCTTCAGCCAAACTAACTATCAATCCTTGTGGGTCATTTAATGATTTATTTAATAATGCAAATGGGTCAATCAAATCCCCAACATAAATTCCCAATCTTTGAAATGTTGACGCCACTTCAATTGCGCCTTCTGGTTCAAAAACTTTATCTGCAAAATTTTGAACAGCACTCATATCTATTTTTAACATAGATGCTTGTGCTGCCATTTTTGTAAAACCTAAAACACCTTCTTTAAATGAAAACCTATTTAACATGTCAGTATTTTCAACAACACTACCCATAACTTTTTTTGCATCAACACCTATTGACCTAATATAATCTAAAGAATTTTCAACATTTTTTGTTATATTTGCTGTTGTTATACCAACACTTTCAAATGCTGGAATTAATACACCTATCTCTGTATTTAATACCTTTGTTGTAGCATATAATTCTTGATATATCTCTGGGGTAAAAATTACATTTCTTTGTAATGCACCTGTGCTATCAGTAATTGCTTTAACAATACTTTCAAAGTTTCCACCAATTTCAGTTAATAATGGTAAGGTATCTCTTAATGCACCTTGAAATTCAATAACTCTAGCCCTACCTAATGCTAGTTGACCTGTAAGTATTGAAGAGCCAGCATCTAATGCTGCCAAACCACCCATATATGCACCATATGATGGTATGAAGCCATCCAGAATTTCTTTTATATCAGTAGTATTTAATCCATATATTGCAAGTGTTTTTGATAACATCTCATACATAGGTTCAGAAGCCATATAATAATATTTTATTATAAATAGAACAAGGGTTGATTTTTTACATCAACCCTTGCTATTTTCTTCAATCCATTTATTTATTAAAAACTTTCTCATAAAAATTGGCATAATGAGAAAATCAGAATAGGAAACATTTAATAACTTATTTAAATAATAAAAATCATTTAATTGGCTTTGTCTATAATCCGAAGAAAGGACGAAAAAACTCCACCCCAAAACCTGTATAAACTGTGGTCTTTTCTCCGGATGGGGCTATTATTTCTCTTTTCAAATCAAGTTTAGGCTCATTTTCTGAAATAAATTTTCTTATATATTTAGAATCAGCAATTGGCATACTTTCAACATATTTTGCAATATTTGACTTATCACTATTACCATTAACCTCAACAATTTCTTTGCTAAGTCTAAGGGTTACTCTTGGTGCTACTCTGTTTTCTGGATATTGGTCAATTATTTTAGTAATATCAAGAACATCACCATATGTTAATATTTTTATTTTTAATTTATCACCACTCTTTGGTAATGTAAGGTCAAAGAATCCATCTTCACTTGGTTTAATTCCATCTCTAATGCTAATTCTTTCCAAATTAATTGTCACATTAAACTTTAATCCAGTTTTTGGGTCAGTAGGAGTTAATTCCATTTCTGGTCCAAATGATGTATTCCTTAAAAATAATAATATTGCCTCAATATCTCCCTCTGTTAATTCTTCAGGTCTAATATCATGTTCATATATTTTATTTCTTAATAATTGTAGTGTGAAATCTTTTGCCCCACCTAATAATATGTTTTCATCAGCAGCAGTTAAATAACCCACTTTTACAGATTTCTTTTTGCTCTTATAAAATACCCCGCCCGATGGTAGGGGAACAACATCATGTGGCAAGTCAAAACCCATTTGACCATATTCTTTTGATTTATCTTCCATTTTTTTATCTTAAAAATAAGCTATAACAATTAAAAGAAAATAGATTATTTACCTTCTTTGAAGAATTCACTAATATGAAAAATCCATATATTATATAATAATATATGGATTTCTATTTAGTATGTAAAGGATAGGCTAAATTAATACACTAATATACATCTATCCGGTTGAATTGTTATTGAAATATCAGCCAAAGAATCACTATTATATGCTAATGTACCAAAGTCAGCACTAGTTATAATGCAACCTTGTAATATCCATTTTTCAACCACAACACCAGTTGGGTCAAGCATCTCCAAGGTTAAATCCTGCTTATATCCGGCAGCATAACCCATTCTACCTGTAACTGATTCAGCATGTAGTCTAACCCATTCCATTAATGCTTGGGATGCCGATGGACCAATGGGGTCTCTAAATTTAATATTCATTGTTTCCCATTTAAATCTTCCAGAAACAAATGTTGATGTATTTAAAAATTCAATTTCTTTCGACCCAATTGATATTTTTGGTCTTGATGCTGTTTCCACAAACCACTCATTAATACCTAATGTTGGTGGAAAACGTAAAATAAACCTATTTTGCCTTTTTGGTTCGTAAGGAACGGGCATTTTCATTAATAAATCAGCCATATTTATATTTTTTTATTTTTTTTTAAATATTTATTTTTATATTTGCATTATATTCACATCTTTTATGTGATATAACATTTAATAAATATCCAGTAAATAAAAAAAAAAATGGATTTATTGATTTTTTTTACAACAGATAACAAATCAGGCTATAAAACAAAAGAAAGTTTTATTAAAAATAATTATATAACCTTATATAATCAGATTATTGATTTTTGCAAAAACCTTGAATACCTTCCATTCAAACAAAAAATATGGCATTTTATCCATAAGCAAAATGAAATACCAAGATGTAAGAAATGTGGAAAGGAGTTAAGTTTTAAAAGATCCTTAAATGAGGGCTATGGTGTCTATTGTATGATACGTTGTGCTAATTCTGATACTGAGCATATAGAGAATGTTAAAAGAACAAACAACCTCATTTATGGGGGTAATTCACCTATTCATTCTAATATAATTAAAGATAAAATAAAAAAAACAACATTAAGTAATTTTGGTGTTCAGAATATATTTGAAGATACTGCTTATATTCAATCAAGAGTATTAGATAAATATGGTGTAATACATATGTCAAAATTAAAATCCTCAAAAGAAAATAGGAATGAAACTAATTTAAAGAAATATGGTGTTACAACACCCCTACTATTACTTGAAAGCAGGATAAAGAATCAAGAAAAGAGGCTTGAATCATTTAATGATAAATATAAAAATTTAAATATTATAAATGACAAAGGGGTTGACATTGACATCATATGTGATAAATGTAATTCCAAATATACCATTTATAGAAGTTTATTATTTTATAGATTTGGTACTGATTTAAATCCATGCACCAACTGTAATCCCATAAGTGAATCATCATCCATAAAAGAAAATGAGTTATGTTTATTCTTAACAGAGAATAATATTGAATATATTAAAAATGATAGAAATATTTTAAATAAGAAAGAAATTGACATATACATCCCAGAACATAATATTGCAATTGAGTTCAATGGTATTTATTGGCATTCCAACATATTTAAACCCAAAGAATATCATCAGAAAAAAACAGATATATGTGAAACACAAAATATTCAATTAATTCAATTATTTGAAGATGAGTGGGATACTAAAAAAGAAATTGTTAAAAGTATATTATTGAATAAGTTGGGGAAAAACACCAATAGATTATATGCTAGAAAATGCACAATAAAAGAAGTTGAAGTAAAAGATAAATCACTATTCTTGGATGAGAACCATATCCAAGGTAAAGTTGGAAGTTCAATAAATATTGGATTATATCATAATGATATATTGGTTTCAATTATGACATTTGGTAAGAAAAGAAAAGCATTGGGAAATAAAATTAATACAGTTGGGGAATATGAACTTATTAGGTTTTGTAACAAATTGAATACAAATATAATTGGGGGTGCATCCAGATTATTGAATTATTTTATTAAAACATATAATCCAAGTGAAATAGTTAGTTATGCTGATAGAAGATGGAGCAAAGGTGATTTATACCAAACATTAGGATTTGAAAGAATCAAAAACACCAATCCAAATTATTTTTATATAATAAATAAAAAAAGAAAAAATAGATTTGAATTTAGAAAAGATATATTAATCAAAGAAGGATTTGACAAAAATAAAACAGAATCACAGATAATGGCTGAAAGAGGTATTCCACATATCTATGATTCTGGTAGTATTCTTTTTATTTTGAAAATAATTTAAAAAACACTATTTACTTTTTTTCTATCAAATCTATATATTGTATTATATATTATAAGTTATAATATAAACTATAATATAAACTATAATATAAATTTATACTTTTTCTTTAGTACCTTTATTTGTTGAATATATTGTTAATTCTGGTTTATTTATACTATTCTTCATTGTTTCAATATTTTTCATATCATCATCAGAAAATCCAATTGAGAATTTCAATGATTCACCAGAAACTTCATTTTTAAATTCAAATGCTTTTTTAATTTCATTAGCCATTTCTTTACAATATTCATAAAATTCCTTTAATGCTTTCACTTTTTCTACTTCTGGATTAGCAGCACTACCTGATCCAAAAGAAACTGGATAGAATTTACATAAATCCAAATATTCATCAATTATATCAATATCACTTTGACTTGGGATTAAATCTCTATATTTATTAAGATTATGTATAACTTTCTTTTTACTAATATCATTAAAATTTTCTTCAATATATATTTTAACTGCTTTTTTCAATGTTTCAGGATTATGTCCCCTTGCTGTGATAATTGAGAAAATGGATCCATTATTAACTGCTTCTTTAAAATCATCAAATGCTGGACCTATTTTTGCTATTAAAATATCTTTTAAAAATTGTTCATCACCTGTAACTTTAAATTGCCTAAATGGTAAATCAGCATAATTAACTATTGTTGTTCCCCTGTATTTAAATTCAGTTTTTCCAATATCTCCTCTATATTTTGCAAAATCATGTGTTGACATTCCAACTTCATCATCATTATTATCAATTAATATTATTTCTGTTGGCATATATACAATATTATCATCCCAGTCAAATGCGTAATATTTCATATCTGGGGTTGACTTTTCATTAAATCCTTCAATTATCTTCATATTATTTTATTTTATAAATATTTATAAATCCAAAAAAAAAAATGGTTGCCCAAATTTAATGAGCAACCAAGTTAAATTAAAATTCTTCTACAATAATTGGAAGGTTTTCTGTTTTGAATTTCCAAAATTCTGTCATAAATTGTGCTCTAAACTTATACTTGGGGTCTGTATGATATCCAGATTCATAAACACACTTGCATATGCTTTCATATAATTGTTTCTTTGGTAATTTATAATTTGCTTTCTTGCAGTCATAATATCTTCCTGAATTTAATACTTTAGCCCAAGCCTCAATTCCTTCTTGAGTATTTTTTGCACTCATAAATTTTGCTTTCATAGTTACATTTTTTCCCCTTATCACCTCATAGGTTCTATATGTCACAGAACCATACCCCTTAAATGCCTTCATCCCCCCTGCATTTGCGTGCAGTCGCCATAAGTTGGTCTCAATGCCATTAGTGGTTGCCTCAATGATAAAGAATGAATAGAGCATAGATATGGGGAATTCTGTTAGCAGATGTAAATTCATTAACATACTCTCATAATGAAATGCCATCCACATTCTTCTCATCTGAACCAAAGTGGCTTTATCCAAATTTCTAAATCCATTAATTTTAAGATGTTTTCTCAATGCAGTCTTATCCATATTTCGAATATCATAAACATATGACCTTTTTGAATAAGCATCCTCATCAATTATTGTAACACCTTCAAGCACATCATTTTCTGGTATGATTGATTCTGTTGTATCAACTTTCACTTTAATGGGTTCAATCACCTTTTCAATAAAAACTGTTTCTTGTTGAATTATTGGGAGATAAGATTGTTTTTCATATTTAATTTTGCTTGGGGTATATATTACCCCCAATAAAAATGAACCCCATAATCCAAATGCAATATACATTGCAACATTGGGATTGCTCTTTGGTAAAGTATTTTTTTTCATTAAATTATATATTATGTAAAAAAATAATACTTGACATAGCTAAAGTAAAGTAATTGCCCCTAACATATAAAAAAACCCCAAATCTAATTAAAGAAATGGGGTTTTTTGTTTTATGAATAAATATTATCATCATTTATATCCCAACTACCATCATTTTTAACAGATTTAATTTGATTAGGTTTAATTGCAACATAGGTAGTTAAATCATTAGTTCTACCATAATTAGCATCAGTTTGAATAACCCCATCATATCCATTTTCTTTTAATTTATCAACAAATTCGCCAAAATCATACCTATATATTTTCCACGAAGGTATTTTGTTAAATCCACCATAAGCCCAGTTAGGCATATTATTTAGAGAATCTTTAATTGTATTAGTTAATAGGTTTTTATTTTCTAAAAATGAAACCCATTCTTTTGGTGTTAACAAAAGATTTTGTAAGTTTAATGGATTTTGTATTGATAAATAAAAAACTCTTGGTTTTTCTTTGTTTGAATTGTTAAAAGTTTTCACAAAGTTTTTGACCCAATTTTTATCTTTTGCAAAATAAAACATTGAATTCTGACCAAAGGTGCCAAAACTCTGGGGAATAAACTCATTAAAATTATTATCCCCAGAAACATTTTGGTGGTAAACAGAAATTGGTTCTCTATTTTCAATAATTTTACTATCCCCAAACCATTTCCAAAAATTATCATTTATATTAGTTTTAATTTTTTGTGCTTCAAACAAATATTCATTTATATTTTTTGATATAATATTTCTTAATTTCATAATTGTAAGTATTTTAATATATATATTTAAAAACCCAAAAAAAAACCCCCACCTCAAAGCTGAAGTGGGGGGTTGTTGTAAAATTCCATCATTATAAACCATTATGGTATTTAATGTTGGTTATATCTATCATTAAGTGAATTAACCCCCCCTACCTCCATTGTGGGGTATTTTAATTTTACCCAAATTGGATTAACAAATTAATTTTAATATATTTATGCAAAACATAAAACATAGAAAAAATGAAAGATTTAATTTGCATATCAGCATATTGTCCAACAGAAGAACAAGAAATTATATTAGAGAGATGTGTGGATTCTGTTAGAAGGTACGGATTTCACATTGTTTTAATATCTCATTCACACATCCCAATTCATATTCAGAAAAAATGTCATTATTATTTATATGATTATAATAATGATATATCTGATAATCCAAACCTTCTTGGATTTTCTTACTATACATTTGATAATAAAAAGATAGTATCTAAATTTTTCTCAAAAACATTTTATGGGTTTGCTATTTACCGTATGCTTTCAATGGCAGCCCAGATAGCTTTAAATTTTGGCTATGAAAACATGCACCATATGGAATACGATTGCGAATTATTAGATAAGGATTTAATTATTAAAAATAGCAAGCTTCTGGACGAGTATGATACTATTTTTTACACCAAAGATGGAAAAGACCCAGAAGAAAGTGGATTTATTCTTGGATGTTTTAAATCTTTTAAGGTGAAATCATTACCAGACAATTTTAAAAAATATAATAGGGATTTCATAGAAAATGAAATGCACTCTTTTCAATTATTATATCTGGAAAATTTTACAAAAAAACTTTTTATTGAATCAGGAAATAAAATCTTCTTTTCTGAGTTGCCAAGCAAAGATTTACTTAAAATAGGAGACCAGTTATATCATAGGAATTTACATTGGACCCTTTATTATAATGACGAAGATAAAAATTTAAATATATTCTATAGAGAAATAGGAAATACCCCAGAAAAAATTTCAATAATTGTAAACAGAGAAAGAATAGTCAATATACAGACATCTCCAGGAGTTTGGAATATTAGATCATTAGGCATTTTTGATGAGATACACCATGTTAGAGTAGACAACGACAAGAAAATAGTCTATGAAAAATTGTTTGATTCTGAATCCAGAGAAAAATTTAAGATGTTATCTTTCATTTTATAATTCTGCAAAGATTCTGTACATTTGTGAAGTTGAAAGTAGGTATGTTTATGGGTGTTCACAGATTGTAGAATATATTATTTATGAGGATTAACCCCCCACCCAACTTCTACATTGAGGGGGGGGTTGTGTTGTGTTTTTCCATCATTAATAACCATTATAGTATTTAATGTTGGTTATATCCATCATTATACGTCTTCAAATGAAGCACCAGTAGGGGTTATCACAAATTCAAGGCTAATAAACTCAAGAGACCTTGTAGGTTTAATATATATTTTTCCACTCATTGTATTTCTATCAATATCCTCTGGGTCATTTGAAACCGTAACACGGAAATCAGTTAAACCACGATCCCTTCTAATACCATCTAAGATTGGGTTTACCGTATCCAAAAACTGTTGACGTACTATCTGGTCATTTTGTTCAAAAAGAAGCCTCACAGCAACCGCAGAGATTAATTTACGTGCTTGCAATAACAACCTACGAACATTAATTCTGTTTAATGCTGATTCTCTAACTTGCAATGTTTTATTTCCCCAAATCACAGTATTCACATCAGAGAATGTTGCAATTGGATTTATTCTTCCTTGATATAAAGTATCTCTATCATCTTGTGTTAACTTTAATCTTGCTTTAACTGAATTAACTAAACCCCTATTATAACCTGCTGATGCAAACCAGGGGAATGCCACATTGTCAGTTAATGCCAAGTTTCTACAAACTTCTGCTGTTGGTGGAATATAAACTTGGGTATTATTTGCTTGGTCTCTAACCAAAATCCAAGGGTAATATGTTGCAGTATAATTTGAATCAATATTTGTTTCCTCCAAAGAAACAATTGATTCTTGGGGATAAATAACATTGTTCACATCAGTTGTTAATAAATTTGCATCAGGTGTTGTAACAATATAAATTGAATCTGCTCTATCACTTTCAACCATATCAATGGCATTTTCAACCAAATTACTATTATTAATATAATCAATACCTGGTGTAACAAAGATATTTATATTTGTTGATTCTGGATTTTTATATGTTAAAATTCCCTTAAAATATGCATAATAGTCTGTTGTTGCAAAATCAATTGTTCCATCACCTTCTGTAATTTCTTTAAATGTTCCTTGACCTGTTGCAGCTGCATATTTGCCTGAAATGGATAACGCACCCCTCATATAATCCACACCACCAATTTGGTATGTATCTCCATTTGTTCTTCTTTCAGAATAAACATCCCATCCATCAAAACCACCCTCAAATAATAAAGTGAACTTTCTTGAATATAGGTAATAATATGGATTTGAATTTGTTTCTGGCTCTGAATTAAAACTTCCACTACCAACCTCAAATGCTGTTTGACCACTTGTTGTATAACTATTTGCTATTGTAACAACTGTTGCACCTGAATCCATATGGAAACCTTTTGTTACCACATTCCATTCTGAACTATCAGAAATAATACTTGCTGGATTTTGTTTACCCTTATAGTTTAATAAAGAATTATCATATCCATAATTTGTTGAAAATCCAAGATATGTTCTTTTTATATTGTCAGCAGATACAGCATTTGATGCTGCAAATGGTTCATTGTTAACAACCTCATTATTAAAATAATATCTTGTCTTATATAATAAATTTGGTGTTAATGCGTCATTATACTTTCTGTGTGGGTATCCCATAAATCCACAAGGAATTGCATCAGATGGAAATTCATCACCCATTTCAAGCATAATATATTTTGAAACCAAATTATATTTGCCATCACTTGTTCCAATCTTCTTTCCAATGAAACTATTTTGTAATTCATCTAATGTGCAATTTGTATATTTCTCCAATACAACTGGTGCTGAATCTGAATCATAATAACTTCTAACCAATACATCAAATGTTCTATTCTTAAATGACATATTAATAATTGAAACCTTAACTTCAGTATTTGCTGAATTGCCATCAGATATTGAAATGAACTTGAATAAGTTATAAACTTTATTTCCTCTCAATTCAGAAACAACAAATGGTGTTTTTGGTGATTGATATTTTTCAAGATACCACCCAATTGATGTAGTACTACCACTTCTTGCTGATGGCAAATAAGTTAAATTAGTTTTTAATCCTTTAATATAACCAAGTCTATAAGCCTGATTTAATAAGGTTGGATAATGCTCCTCAACAAAAATTGGCACATCATTTCTATCCTTGCCAAAATTATCTACTCCCAATACATTTGCAATATAATTTGAATTGGTATTTTTTAATGATACATTAAATGTGTAATTATTGTTTGATGTTGTTTTTCCACTTAAAACAAAATTACCAAATGGTGTCTCACTTATAGTTGTACTATTATTTGTATCAATAGTTAATGCACTTAAACTATAAATCTGACCATGATTTGTGGAAGAATAACTTGTTATTCCTCTTGACCTAATTGTTGCCACAACCATATCATTATAATCTGTATATGCTGTTCCAGTGAATGTATAAGTGTTACCAATTACTGTTCCAGTGAATGAACCACTTGAAACATTAAAATTAGATGTGTTGTAATAAAATGAATAACCTGTATAATCATTCCCAGAATTAGAAAATGTTGCATAATACCACAAATCATTTTCATTGGCTGGCTTACCATCACTACCCAAAGGAATTGTTGTTCCAAAATAATTATATTCAGTTAATCCAGATTTTGTTGAACCTGTGATTGAATTATACACAGATACTGGTAATGAACCATAAGTTGATGTTTGACCAGTTAATGAAGTTGATAAAGCCACATCATTTGCAAATGTCTTTAAATCATCATAGAATGTTGATGTTGAACCATTGCTTGTTGTATAAGTATCACCAGAAAATAATGATCCACTTATACCATTTGGATACGTAGCACTTGTTATTACAAATGTCCCAGTTGTTCCAGTTGTTCCAGTAAATGTTATTGAGATAGATGAACCAACACCAGTTCCACCGGTTAAACCAACAGTTGAATGATTAACATTTGCAATTGTTGTTATTGACCAAGATGGGCCAGCATCATAACCAGATAATCCCAATACTCTTGTAACATACATTTGATTTGATTGCTGCAAATATGACTTGGCAATATATGCAGATTCATATTTTGGTATTTGTGTGTTTATATACTTCTCAGGTGATGTTCCACCAAAATAAGTTTGAAATTCATCATAACTTGTAATGAATATAGGCTCAAATGCAGGACCTTTAATTGTTTCACCGACCATTCCTAATGTGGTTACACCAATACTCTGGGAAACAAACGTTAAATCTGTTTCAGAAGTGTATACACCAGGGGATACGAATACTTTTTGATTTGCCATTGTTATTTTTTATTTATTCATATAAATATCTAAAAAATAATCAAAAACTATTATTCCTTTATTAATCTAATTGGAAACCCATCTTTTTTCCACATACCACCTTTACCAAACTCATTTCCTGAAAATAAAAATAAGTATTTGCATAAATTTTCATCAATTGACTCTGGTATAAAAAATGCACATAATAAATCTGTTGCATAATTTCCATCCATATGCCTAAACCCTATTGGCGTTGCATTGAAACCAACCTCATTTGTCCCACCAAAATTTTGTGTAATTATTTGACCTGTTTCAAAATTATGAACTTCATTTAACCAGCCATCAATACTCTTTAATTTATATCCAGCATTATCCTTACCACCAAGATGATTTATTAAAATGTCCCAATCATTCTCGGTTGGAATCCTCCAACCCAAGGGTGCAGTATTTCTTGAATCAATTATTGCCCAATAATTATATAAATAATTATTGTTTTCATTTATGCAATAGGCTGGTGATGTCAATTCACTCCATTCATTCCTATTTGGTACAAATGGAATATCATCACCATTCCTAAATTTTGTTATTGTTACATTTTCTTTAGCCCATATTTGAAGCCCAATTTTAATTTCACTCATATTAACTTATTTTAGTGTACCTGTAATATATTGTTTGAGTTGGTGTTTATGTTTGAGTTGGTGTAATAGTGTTAGTAGGTGTTATTGTTTGAGTTGGTGTAATAGTTGGTGTAATAGTGTTAGTAGGGGTCACAGTTGGTGTTGGTGTTGGATCAACTACTTCTGGAATAATTAAATCATAACTTGTAAGGTAGTTTGGAACATATAGAGTATATAGTCCACTTAATTTACTTGTTTCAGGTCTTGGGTAAACATCAAAAGGGATAACTTTTTCGCCAATAATATAAGTGATATTGTTTTGTAGTAATGTTACAAAAACAATTTCTCCACTCAAATTTAGGCTTGTTATCCTTAATGCTGATGCCATATTAAATTATCTCATAAGTTAAATCATTTATTGGTAAGTTTGAACTTATTGGTATATTTGATACTTGGTTTTGAATTTCAGTTTCAAATACTTGGCTAATTCTATTTATTGCTGGTTTCACCTCAAATTCTTCTTCATCAATTAAAAAACCCAACATTGTGAAATCATAAGATTGAATATAGAATTTTCTGCTATCAGTATTAATTTGTGATTCATCTGATATATTGGTTGAAATGATTGGTATATAATGTCCATTGATTGTTGCATATGCTTGTTTAGATGAGAATTTTTGCAACACTTTTGTATTGAATTTATTCAAATCTCTAATTCTATTTGTAATTATTTTAACACTAAAATTTATATCAATTGGTACAGGTTGTGGAATTGAATAAATATCAAATCCATTTCTTTGTCCATCCCATGTTGGTACGCTTGCAAAATAAAATGGTTTTCTATTTGGTATTGTATATTGTGTTGCTGGGTTTGTTCCATATTTGGAATCATTCATTCTTACCAATGTGATAAATGGTGGAACTGGATTATTATCTTCATCAATGAAAGTCCAAGTTTCAGTATATTGAGACCAATTTTGAGTGCTAATTATTTTTTCAACAAGTGGAATTATTTTACCCCCACTTAAAATTTGCAAATCATTTTTAACAAATTCAAGCATACCTTTATCAAGATCCTCATGTAATAAAGATTTTGGTAAATATGTCCCATTGTCAATGATATTATCCAACAACTCTTCTCTTCTATCTAATAGAGTTTTATCATATACAATATCCAGATTTGTTTTTATTTTTTTGGGTAATGTCATATTATTTTTCTTCGTTATCGTGGCCACATTTATGACATATATATGGATCATTGCCGCCATCTGCCAATTTCCAAGACCATTCACAATTGTTGCAAATTACTTTTTTATTTGTAACAATTTCTGTGATTTTATTTAATTGTACTTCTGTAACTATAATTTTCATTATTTTCCTCTAAATTCATCTTTATTAACAAATGTGGCTATAATAGTTCTATAGAATGGTTTATAACCAGCATATGTATGTTTATTATCCATATTAACAATTCCATCATCATTAACAGAATAGTATCTAACTTTATCTTCTGTCACATAATAAGCCAAATAATCACCTTTTAATATTTCAACATTTAAATCATCCAATTGCTTTTGGTATAATGATAATTTAAGATTACCAGGTTCTTTTTGTTCAATTTTGGAATTACCCAATTGTTTCATTGTTGACTCAACTATTTGAACCAATCCTGTTATTTCAATTGGCGGCATAAAAACAATTCCATCGGTTGGCGATTCACCATAAACATCATCTTTTTTTGTTTTTTTTCCC